CCTGACGAACGTCAATTTTGAGGTGATGCACACGGGTATTGGCTCGCGTGGTGGGTTGACCGGAAACGCAAACCTTCACGGCACGTATCAGAACATTCACTTTGGTCGCATGTACCAGCTTGTTGACCATCCGCTGGCTGATTGGTCGGGGCCACTGACGTTGCGGGATTGCTACGCGGAGAGCTTCGTCCGAATTGGCGATTGGTCTGGCCCTCTGAAATTAGACGGCTGCTATCTTTCGTTCGTTGAACAGGAAAACAACCACACTATTCCGCACAGCCACGCAGACGTTGCCCGGCTTATCTTTGACAATACAACGCTTGCGGGTTTGCCTAACGGCCTTCTTCTACAGCATTCCCCGAACGGGAGCAATATTGTTGAATTTCTAAATGGGTCGGGTCGAAGAGGCGGTGGGGGAACGTCAAACTACGCCGCCCATGCTGACGCTACAAGGATTGGGTACGGCGTCGAGTATATGGACGGCGTATACATGAAGCCCGGCAGGCGGTTCCGCGTGTTGCATTCTACCATAGCGATAACAACGGCGGGCACTGACAATTGGAAGGCTTTTTGGCCGAACGAAGGTATGATTATGACCTATTTGGACCAACAATATACCAGCTTTCAGTCGCAGTATCCGATGGGCGATTATCCGAGCCCCAGCGGCTCGCAGGAAATGCAGGGCGCAGTTCAGGAGTTCCCGGTTCCGAAAATAGTGCAGAGAGAACTGAACGTCGATGTGATTTCGCGTAGTGGATTTGATCTGACGTGTACCAGATCGCAGCTTGGCGACATCAAGGCGGACGTTGGGGATGTGTTTGGATTTACGCCGACAACGGGAGATGTGGCGCTGCGCAGTCCGACGTGGTTCCTGTGTGTTTCCGTGACGACATCGCAAATGATCCTGCGGCAGCAGAACAACTACATGCAGTCTACCCCTACAGATTATAGCGTTACAGGCTATGATTGGGTGCAGATCGGAGCCGGGTCGCATCTGACGGAGTACATATGCACCCGCATTCGGCAGACGACAAAGTTGTGGGTTGGGAACGTCACAAACGGGTCGCCCGTAATCTCCAACATCCGCCATGCGTTCAAGTTCGGCGCAACCGACGACTTCTCGGCGTCGAACTTCAACGACCCGAAGGGAATGGTTGTCGGTGACTACTTCCTGCACCAAGAGATTGAGCGAGCCAACACGGGCGGTTCCGGTTTGAAGGTTCCGAACCTTGTAACGGCCATCGACTTCACGGCCAACACGATCACGCTGACCGACAATTTCAACATCACGCGGACGAACTACCCCATCGTCTTCTACGTGAAGGTGTTCAACGCCTAGTCCATGCCGCCGCTTCCCCCTCCTGGCCGGCGGCCGGGCAGGCCCCGCTGGCTTCGGCCGGGCGGGCTCTTTTTGCGTTTCGGGGATGGCGAACCACGGGAACAGACGGAGAAAGTGTCTACCCGGCCGTCTTGTGAAGCCATTGAAATCGCTTGATCTGGAGAGTCCCACAGCGGCCACCATAACCTTATGTTTTCAGTGAGAAAAACACATGGTTAGACACCAAAGTTAGACAGTGCGGAACTTGACGACCTTGAGGCCGGCGCGCGCGGCGATCCGACGGTCGGCGCTCTTGGTGTAAAGGTCGGCCTGCTGCATCGTCGTGTGCCCGAGAGCGGCCTGGATCTGCGTCGCCGTCGCGCCACCCTCGGCCAACGCTTCGCCGAGCGTCTTGCGCAGCCCGTGGAGCGTGCAGCCCGACAGCCCGGCCATTTCGCACCAGTCGCGGAATCGACCGGTCAGGCTCTTGTCGCTGAACGGCCGGCCGAACTTCGTGACAAGTATCGTTTCGCCGCGCCGGGAGGCGGCGTCGAGCTCGGCCTTCAGTGGCGGCAGCACGTCTAGCACCACCTCGATCGCCGTCTTGGCCTGCGTGAAGGCGATCACGTCGTCCGCCATGTCGGACCAGCGCAATCGCACCAGGTCGATGCGTCGCGCTCCCGTGAACAGCGCCAAGGCGAACACCAGTCGCGGCGTCGTGCCGGTCGGCCAGCGAGCCACGAAGCGCGCCAGCTCGTCGGGGCGCCATGCCCGGTGCCCCTCAGTCGGCGGGCGCCAGCGCAGGCGGTGCGTTGGGTCGACTTCTATCCATTCCTCGTCGAGCGCAAAGCCGATCAGCTTGCGCAGCATCCGCAGCGCGTGGTCGGCGGCGTGCGGGGTATCGGAGAGTTCGTCGAGGAGGCGCTTGACGTGCTTGCGGCGAAGGTCGGCCATCGGGGCGTCGCCCCACGGCATCGATCCGGCGGCAATGGGGCGCGTCAGGAGCCGCTCGGCAACGCGGGTTTGGTCGCGGACGGAGGTCGGGCCGAGGCGCTTCCACTCTGCCGTGCGTTGGAGGCCCACCCAAGCCGCTCGCAAGGTTCGTGGCTGTATCGGGTGAAGGCTGGCGACCGTGGCCGTCCTGCGCGGCCTATTGGCGACCGCTGCCTCATATGCCGCTTGAAACTCGGGCTCGCCGGGCTGGCCGGGCAATTCCTGCTGCCGGCCGCGGTAGCGGAACCGCCAGCGCGTGCGGCCGTGGCGGTCGCGGTATGACGTGGTAAAGGGCAGGCGCTCCATTCTGGCAGTCAAGCCGCTCGGCTCGCTCCATGCAAGGCTTGGTCGATCTTGTTTCCGCCGTCCTCGGGCAGATCGGCAAAGGCGAGGTCTAGGGCGATGCGATCCCACACCTTGCGACCGTCAATCTTTTTTGCGCGCGGAAGCCGGCCACGATCGACCAGTTCGGAAAATTTCGTCCGGCCGATCCCGAGATACCGCGCGGCTTCCTCAAGCCCGAGGCCGCGCGGAGGGTAGGAGAAAGGATCGCCACGCTCACTCACTGGTGCTGTCCTCCTGTGCTGCGAGAACCATGGCGCGGTAGACTTCGCCGGAATTTTTGCGTTTTGCAGTGCGCCAACGTTCGATGGAACCGGGCGGCGGGGACGGGTGGCCGATGAACTCTGTGGTCGCTGGGGTCACCGCGGCCAACATCGCCTCAGTCGGCTCCACCGGCACCACCCGCATCCCTGCTGCCTCTATGGCTGTGAGGGCTCCGCGTGCTTCGTGCGTGTACGCAACCCACGACAGTTGCTCTTCCCCGTCGAGGTCGTAGTTTGCGCCGGCCATCCCCCGCGCCATCGTCTCGATAAGCTGATCACGGGTCACGGGGCTTCGTCAGGACCGGCGAGGAAGGCGTCGATGCGCTTTAGATCGCCCACCGTCGGCATCGGCTTGGCACCCGGCCAGCGGCGCTCATCATCTTGGCAGGCGGAACCCAGCATGGCCGCCACGCCACGGAATGGTGCCATTATCTCCGCCGCCTCGCGGAGCTTGGCCCGCTCTGCTTCCAGCGCCTTATAGTACTTGGCAACACGCGCATCGTGGGCTTTCTCCATTTCCCTGATCCGCATCGCGTGCTGCTCCCCGTCAATGCGGAATAGGTCCAGCAGCCGCTCGATCTCTGCGGCTTGTGCCTGCATTGCGTCCGCCGCAGCGTGGCGAACCTCGAACTCCCCGGAATTGCGCAGCCTCTCCACCAGCCCCGCTACGTCGGCAGGCAGAGGCGGGACAAGCGCGGCCTCGACAGCTGCCCAGCGGGCGCGGTGTGCCGCCGATAGGATGTCCCACCCGGGCGCATCGCCGCCGTTCCACCACGTCTCGTAGGCTTTCTGTCCCGGTTCCATCACTCCCCTCCATACGGCTGCGTCGGCTCCTGCCAATCACGCGCGATCTGCTCCATGCCGCCGCGCGTGACGTGCTGCGGCCCGGCGCAGGCTGCGAGGACCAGGGCGGCGAGTAGGGCGAGGGTGCGGGTCATCTGATCTCAACCCTTGTCGGCACCCGGAACGTGGGCTGCATGCCCTGCCGGCGGGTGAGTTCGACAAATGCCTTGGCGACGATCTGGAGGCAGTTGCGCGTGTCTGCCCACTCCTCGTCGTCGGCTTCTCGGATCTCGTCGATGCTCTTGCTCAACAGGAAGTCCGAGTAGAGCGTGCCGAGCTTGCACAGATGGCGCAGTTCCTCGTCTGTCATCGCCCGTCCCCCACAAGCTGCCGCGCGCGCTCCATGAGGGCGAACCAGTCGTCACGGTCGAACTGCCGGCCGGCGACCATCGCGTCCCACATGGCGACGATCTTCCCGAGCGTCTCGCGAACGTCAGTCCGGTTCACGGACAGCCGCGTCATGCCGTAGATGGCTTGATGCAGGCTGCGTTCGATCTCGCGAAGGTCGGCGCTCATGGCAGGGCCACCGCCTTTTGGATGGCGGCGCGGATCGCGCGCATCTCCGCGAACGAAATGCGCGAGTTCGTCATCTCCAGGTCAAGTCGGTGTGTGTCGTCCGGCAATACGATGGATTGCAGAGCGGCCAGCAAATCCGGCGCGGCAGCGATCAGTCGAGCGTCTGCATCCTTGCGTTCTTCGAAGAAGTGTTGCGTCTCCTCGTCTGCGTCAGGGTCAATGTTGCACTCAGCAACCGCGGCGCCGTTCAATCCATAAACGGTGCTTGTTTCCCAGCTATTGCTGACGAATTTCCACGGTCCGCGCGTGTGTCTGTTCTCGCTCATGCCCCGTCGTCCTCGTCATGATCAGCAGGATCGACCATCGCCGGCGCCGGTGGGTGCTCATCCCGCATGTCGACGTAGTTGTTGTTCAGCGAGGCGTTGGTGATCGGCGTCGGCGCCGCCAAGGCGGTCAGCGTCTCAAGCGCGGCGCTGATCGTCTTCTGCTCGGCCGGCGCCGTCAGGATCGAGAGGATCGCCTTCTCGACTGCCTCGACGCCCTGCTTGCTGATGCCGCCTATTTGCATCCCGATCTTGTTGCTCATCTCTCGCCCCTCCAATGCTCGTAGATCGGATCGCGCTCGGCTTCTGCATCCTCGTCCGCTTTCGCCGCGACCTTCATGGAAGCCGCAGTGAAAAACCCGGCCCAGTAGATGACAAAGGCGACCACGCACAGGCCGACGATCTGGCCGATGGTTTCCATGTTCAAACCCCTCCCGGCGCCACGAAGGCGCAATAGGTCACGAACTTCGGATCAGGCTGGTCGTCGCTCAACGGCTCGGTCATCCGGCCGACCTTCTGGCGAGGCATCCCGCAGAAATGCCCGGCCGCACCGCCGTCGCCTGGAATCGCGGTCGGCAGGATCAGGTCGCGACCGACCGTGATCCATGCTCCGTATCGCTTCGAGAACATGCGCGCCGAGCCGTCGCGGCTCATGACGATTTGCTCGGCTTCCAGCTTCTCGCAGTCGCCGGTCACCGGGTCGCCGCCGCAGCACAGAATGCCACGGTGATCGCGAACGCCGTTGTAGATGTCATGCGCCCACGCCCCGCCGACGAGCAGCCCGAGCGCCACGACTGCCGCCAGCAGCAGCAGCACCAGCGCCACGACGGCGGCGAGGATCAGCCGCGTGGCAAACTTAAAAGGGTCGTCGCCTTCGTTCATGCTGCCTTCTCCCGCATGAGCTCGCCGAGCCGCAGCTCGATCATCTCGGCCAGGATCACGGTGGAGGTGGCGCCCTTGCGCGCAGCCGCCATGACGCGGGCCGCTTCCTCGCAGTCGGCCACGTCGATCTGCTCGAAGGCTGCGAACAACGCCTCGCCGGCGTCCCGCCAGTCCTTGCGCTTGTCCATCACGGAGCAGAGCGCGCGAATCACCGCGCTGCTGATCACGCCCGGCGCGTTGTTGTCGGTCTGCGTGATGCACTGCATCGCCGAGATGAAGGTATCCCGGCCGTACTGGGCAAAGCACGCGGCGGCCGCCTGCACCGACATCGTCTGTCCGGCCTTCTGCTGGTCTTTCGGGACCGGGTAGCGCAGCAGCTCCACCTCGGCGATTTCGCAAGCCTGCGCCAGAAGCATCGCCTCGGGCTCGCCGGCAGCAACCGCGGCTGCGTGCAACGCCATGCGGCTGATCTTCGTGACAGCGCCGTTGATGGCCACGAAGGCCTTCGCCTGCGTCTCCCGGTCGGCGATGACGACCTGGCAGGGCACCAACTCGACGCCGATCAGCGCGGCCGCCGTGGTCCTGTGCTGTCCGTCGACGATGGCGAACTTTCCGCCCTCGACCGGCGCGATGATCACCGGGGCGAAGCAGGACCAGCGGAACTGCTCGGCGATGCGCTGGACGTTGCGGCGGCCCTGATCGCGCAGAGCGCGCTGGTAGGTCTCGTCGACGACCAGGTCGGCGATCTTCACCCACTGCAGCATGGGAGCCGGGCCCGGGTCGGGGGCGGCGACGGGCTTGAACCCGTTCGTGGAGATCGAGCGCGTCACGCTGCCATCCTCCCCGTCCCAGCCGCCTCGGCCCGCCTCAGCGCGGCTGCGACGGTCGTGTGCCAAACGCCGAGAAACCGACCGATGCGAGCAGGAGGCCAACCGCGACCGGCCAGCAGGACGCAGACTTCCTGCCGCGCCGCGACGGTGTCGGCCGTGCGCTCCGCGCTGCCGAAGACGGACCGCCACGACACGCGGTGGCGCTGGGCGATCTTCTGGATCTCGAGGATGAGCTGGCCGCGCGGGGTCATCGGGCGCGCTCCTTGTGGAGCGCAAGGATCACGTCGTCGATGGCGGCGCCGTACGCCTTGACGCAGCCGTAAGCGTGCATCCGGTCTTCGAACGACCCCGTGTCGTCCTTCGCCACGATCAGCAACTGATCGTAGCGGTTCTCAAAAACCGTGCGGAGATCCTGCAAGACCTTGATCGTCTGGTCCTGGTAGTCGGCGGCGAGCATTGCGGACATGGCTAGGCCACCTCCGCCAAGCGCGGCGACGGCTTGATCAGCAGGCGGGTCGAAGTCGTCTCGGACTCGTACCCGTCGAGTGCATCGCCGAGATCGGCGCGCAGGCGCTTCGTGTCGAGCCGCTTGCTGGTCGAGGTGGAGGCGGTGACGACGAACAGATCGCCGCGGGCCGCGCTCACGTCGCGCCGCTTGAACTCGTCCTTGAGCGCGTCGAGCTGCTCGGTCTGGGACTTGATGACCGTGTCGAGCTTGCCGATCTCGTCGGCGAGCTGCTCGGCGCTGAGATTGTGAAACGGGGAGGGCATCGGCCGGTCTCCATCGGGGTGCGATGGAGGAGAGTATGTGCATTTTGCACTGATGTCGTCAACAGAAATGTGCGTTACGCACGCTACTACATTCAGCCTCTATAAGCCCGGCGGCCTCGGCGGAGGGAGCGGGACGCCCGCTGGCCGGCCCTGCGACGGTGCGGGGCGCGTCGTAGGTGTCAGGACCGGGGGCGCTTCTTCAATGACGGGTGAAGGCACAACTGGCGGCGCCGAGACAGTGCCCATAGGCGTGCCGGGCGGCGTCTCGTCTTTTGTCCAGACCTGCAAGGCATAGGTCGCCGCGGCCACAACGCCGATGGCGATGATCAACCGGAGCGGCGTGACTGAGGGCGGGTCATGCGCAACTCGTGCGGGCGGCGGCAACGCTGCCCAGCGCGGTGTGGCTTTCAGCGGCCAGACCAGGTCGAGCTTGACGCCGAACGAGCCTTCGTCGCCGTCACGATCCCACCCGCCGACGATCTTCGCAGCACATTGCGCTCGCCCATTCGTGCCGGCCTGCTCTGTGATGATGGCGCGGAATTTCGGAGCGTGCTCGCGTGGGATGTGACCAACTGTCAGCCCGGCGATCTCAACCCGCACGGCGTTTGGATCGTGGCTATTCGCGGGATCTGGAACCAGTTCAGCGATACACCGGAAGTTCGCGCCGTCCTCTGTGCGCCCGCCGACGATCTCTTCGAGTTCATCCTGGTAGTAGGATTCTCCGCGAACCTCGCCGAAGTAACTGCCGTCGCCTTCCAGTTCGACGACGTCCCGCATGGTCACATCTCGATCATTGACCGCCGAACTCGGCCGATCACGGCGACAGGGCCGGCGGGGAAAATCGGCTCATGCGAAGGATCTGTCGAGACGGGCTCAAACCGATCAGGATTCGGGCGGAACCGCTTGTATGTTGCCTCGCCCTCGATCTGGATCACGTAGCAGCCATTGGGCACGAGCTTACGATCGCGCCGGTTCACAAGAATGATCGAGCCTGGTGGCGAGATGCGGTCCATGCTTGACCCCACGACCTCGAGGGCAATCCACTCACCTTGTGGCAGGTCGCCCACGGATAGCTGCTTCGCCGACTCTAGATCATCGACCGTCTCGGGCATATCCAGCCGGCCGGCGCTTACCCAAGAAATCAGCGGGACCGACCGGGCAGGCGTTGCTCCGTCTATGGAGCCTTCTCCTGTGAGCAGCCAGCTCGTCGAGACGCGGAATGCGTCGGCGTACTTCTCGGCGACGGTGCGCCGCAAGCCGCGCTCACCGCGTTCGTGCTGGGAATAGGTATCGTAGCTCCAGCCAAATCGGGTCGCCGCGGCGCGGGCAGTTGAGAACTGCGCTCGCGCTCGTGCTTGGCGCAGTCGTTCGGCTTGGTCATCGCGGGCGTCCACCATCCGTGCAGAATGCACGTGTAAGTGCGTGCGTTTCGCCTTGACACTGATGCGTGCGTTATGCACATATTGCGGCATGAGCAACCCGCCTGACATCCGCGACCTCCGCATTCGGCTCGGCTGGACCCAGCAGCAGATGGCCGAATATCTCGGCTTGGATCGTTCGTCTGTCTCTCGGATGGAGAAGAGCCAGCCTTCCAAGGGGCCGACGCTCAAGCTTCTTGAACATCTTGCGCGCATCGCCAAGGGCCGCGCAGCATGACCCCATTCGCGCTCCCCTTCTGGCGCGATACGCGCGGCCAGCTTTCCAGCGGTGGGCTGGCTGGCCGCGCACTCCTTTCACCCATTGCGGCCTCCCCCGTGGGCCGCATGAGCGGCCGGCCCTGCGTCCCCCAGCCTGCAACCGGCCGGCCGCTCCACCAGTTCGGCAACTCCCTTGATGGGAGGCCAGCATGACGCCTTGCAGGAAGTGCGGCGCGCCCCGCGTGGCCTACAATGACGCGGGCAAGCCCGGCGCATTCAGGTACGCCTGCCGCCCTTGCGAGCGCGCTCGTGTTCAAGCTCATCGCGTCAAGAACCCAGATCGCGGCGTGTCGTCCTTGCAGCGCAGAGCGCACAAGGCAGTCGAGAATGCGCTGATCCGGGGAACTCTTCACCGGAACCCTTGCATGGTGTGTGGCACGCAGGATCGCGTGCAGGCGCACCATGAAGACTATTCCCGCCCTCTTGATGTGGTCTGGCTGTGCCCGACGCATCACAAGGCGCGGCACAGGGAGATGCGCTGCAATGCCGCGTAGCAACTCCCTCTACCAGTTCGGCGCGTCCAACCTGTCCGCGTCGAAAAAGCCGGCCGGAGCTTTGCCCCAATCCGGCAACCTGCGCCTTTCGGCGTATTCCTCCCTGACTTGGCCGGGGGCTTTCGGGCTCCCGGCCACTTTCCAGACGCCTCGCGATGGCAGTCGCGGCGTCTCCGAGCTTTATCCAATTCGCCTTACTCACTCTGTCCTCCCGCTGTCTGAGCCATCACGCCAGACAGGGGTTTTCAGATGCGCAAAAAGTCTTTGCAGGGGTGCAAAATGAGCACCGCGCTGGTCGATGACGTTGCCGAGAAGGCCCGCTGGCTGGTCCAGCGAGAGAGCCGCGGCCCGGGCGATCTGGAAGGCGCGATGCGCCGCCTCGAAACCCGCTACGGCATCCCCTACGGCGTCCTGTGGTCCCTGCGTTACCGCCGGCCGGCAGACATCTGGGGCTCGGCCCTCGTGGCGATCTACGCGGCCCATGACGACATGCACGGCCGGCAGCTTGCGGCCCTTCGACACGAACAGGCGATCACCGATGCGAAGACCCGGATTGGCTCGTATTTGGCTCGCGCGGCTGCTGCTGTGGCTGGCAAGGCGGACGGGCTGATCGGGGGGGGCGACTGATGAAGCTTGGCCCCGAGGATCGCGTGCAACTTGGAATCCTCGAATACCTCGAGGCCGTTCTGCCGCACGCAATCGTCGCTCACATCCCCAACGGCGGGCGCCGTTCGCTGAGCGAGGGCAAGCGGTTCAAAGCGCTTGGCGTCGTCAAGGGCTTTGCCGACCTGATCATCCTGCCGGGGCAGGGGCGCGCATTTTTCCTTGAGGTCAAGGCGGGCCGCAACAAGCCGACTCCTGAGCAGGAGGCGTTCGGTGAGGACGTGCGGGGCCTCGGTTGTGGCTGGGCGGTCGTTCGCAGCCTTGAAGACGTACGCCTCGCTCTCCGCGCTTGGGGCATCAGCACCAGAGAAGCCAACACATTCACCGGCCAGCGGGCCGACTGAAGCAGCAAAGCAACCAAAGGACGCAAAGCCATGTTCAAGATTGTTACAGCAGACCAGCGACGCGAAGCACCTCGAGGCGTAAAGGCGCTCATTGTCGGGCCGGCCGGCGTCGGCAAGACCAGCCTTCTGCGCACCCTGAACCCCAAGACCACGCTGTTTGTCGACCTCGAGGCCGGCGACCTGTCGGTGCAGGATGTGCCGGCCGACACCATGCGCCCGCGCACATGGGATGAATGCCGCGATCTTGCCGCGTACCTTGGCGGCGCCAACCCGGCACTGCCCGAGACGGCCGCGTACAGCAAGGCGCACTACGATCGCGTCGTGTCCGAGGTCGGCGATCCCAAAGCGCTCGAAAAGTACGAAACTTATTTCATTGACTCGATCACGGTGGCCGGTCGCCTTTGCTTTCGCTGGGCGTCGCAGCAACCGGAGGCTATTTCCGATCGCAACGGCAAGCCGGACATCCGCGGCGCTTACGGGCTGCATGCCCGTGAGATGATCGCCTGGCTGTCCCAGCTGCAGCACGTTCGCGCGAAGAACGTCATCTTCGTCGGCATCCTTGAGTTCGTCACCGACGAGTTCAATCGCGGATCCTGGCAACCTCAGATCGAGGGCAGCAAGACCGGCCGAGAACTGCCCGGCATCGTCGACCAGGTCATCACCTACCAGCACATCGTCTTCGAGGAGGGGGAGCAGCCTCTTCGCGCACTCGTGTGCCAGCAACCCAACCCCTTCAACTACCCGGCAAAGGATCGCTCAGGCCGGCTTGAACTTTATGAAAAGCCCGACCTCGGCGCTCTCATCTCCAAGATCACCGCAACCAAGGCCAAGGCCGCCTAAGCAAAAGGAACGCAACGATGGCTTACGATTTCAACGACGCAGACTCCCAGCGCACTGGAGAACTGATCCCCGATGGCACTGCCGTGCCGGTCCACATGACGCTGCGCCCGGGAGGCGCTGGCGACGAGGGCTGGCTGAAGATGACGAAGCGGGGCGACGGCATGATGCTGGACGCCGAGTTCACCGTGGTCGAGGGCGAGTATGCCCGGCGCAAGTTCTGGTCGCTTTTTACGGTCGACGGCACGACGGACGGCCAGAAGACAGCAGTGAGCATCACCCGGTCGCGCATCCGCGCCATGCTTGAGAGCGCGCGCGGCATCGACCCGACTGACGAGAGCGACAAGGCCGTGTCGGGACGGCGCATCGAGTCCTTTGCCGACCTGGATGGGCTGCGCTTCTGGGCTGTTGTCGGGCTTGAGAAGGGAACGGACGGCTACAAAGACAAGAACGTGCTCAAGGCCGTCATTACGCCCGACCGGCGCGAGTGGTCGAAGCTGGCGCAGGATTCCCGTCAGGCTGCGAAGTCGGCGCCAGCCGCGGCAAAGGCCGCCACTGCTGCTCCCAAGTCCAACGGCGCGAGCCGGCCATCATGGGCGTGACGAACATCGACGACATCCAGCGCGAGCTGGCAATTCGCGCGGCTATCGCCATGGCGCGCAGTGTTGTCGGCGAGGATCGACAGGGCGGGATGATTCCCGCCTTGCTCCCCGTCGCCAAGCTGTCTGACCAGCACTGGCGCAAGATGGCCGAGGCGTTCGTCTCTGGCTGGATCATCGAGCGTTCGCGCCAGTTAACGCGCGAGCGTCTTGGAGACGAGGCGACGTTCCTCGCCATGGGCGAAGAGCCGGAGCCTGCGTCTCTTGGCCCGGTGGCCGCAGTCCTCCCTCAGCTCGGGGACTTTGTCGAGCGCCGCGGCTTGGCCGACATGCCGATCGGCGGCTGGGGCCGCGACGACATCATTCTCTTCGCTCGCTGGTGCGCCGATCTCGTGGTGTGGGCCGAAACGGCCCGCGACGAGCGTCCCACCGATCCAGTGATCAACGAAACACTGATGGCGGGCTGATGGACCTGGACTTCAACCGCACAGCGATCCGGCAGAAAAGCTCGAATGAGCTGGTGAACGCCGTGGTGGACACATCCATCGCGGCTTCACTCGCCGGGGCTGCGCCGCGCGGTTACCTTGGTGCCTCGTCGCTCGGCGACGATTGCATGCGCAAGATCCAGTGGATGTGGACGCGCTCAAAGCCGCCCGAGCCTCGCACCGAGCGCATCTTCGCCCGCGGGCGCTGGTTTGAAACCTACTACCGCCAGCTCATGCACGACGCTGGCTTCCGCATGATCAGTAGCGGCGACCGCATCGGCTTTTCCCAGCTCGACGGCAAGTTCAAGGGGCACGCGGACGGGGTCATCCTAAGCGGCCCTGACGAGCTTTCCTATCCGTGCTTGTGGGAGTGCAAGGGGCTCGGCGCGAAGGGCTGGAAAAAGCTTGTCACAGACGGCTTGGCCGCCGCTTACCCGACCTATGCCAACCAGGTCGCGCTGTACCAGGCATATCTCGACCTGACCGAGCACCCGGCTCTCTTTACCGCGGCGAACATGGACACCATGGAGGTCGTGCACCTTCTCGTCCCGTTTGACCCGCGCCGCGCGCAGATGGCGTCCGACAAGGCGCTTGCGATCGTTCTGGCGGAAGAGGCCGGCGAGACGATGCCGCGCCACACCAACGACCCCAATCACTTCGCATGCCGCTGGTGCCAGTTCCGCGAGGAGTGCTGGGCGTGACCGACGAGAACGTCTTCGACTTCAATGGCGCCGCGCGACAAGACAGCGTCGTCGGGACGCCGCAACTCGATGCGGCTGAGATCCGCGCTCGCATCAATCGCTCTCCGCGCGCGTTCGTCGATTGGCTGTTCTCAGGCCGGGCACTTTGCAACGCTCGTGAGGCCCGCATTGGCGACACATCCGGCGCTGCAGGCTCGTCGCTGAGCATTGCCCTTGCCGGCGAGAATGTCGGGCTGTGGCGCGACCATGCGACAGGCGAGTCCGGTGACCTGATCGGCCTGTACATGTCTTATATGGGCTATCAGCGGGGTGGCTTTCAGCTCGCTCTGAAGGAGATCGCCAAGGAGTTTCTCGGCGATCCGGTCGACATTCGCCGGGCGAACTTTCAGCCCACGGCCACACAGCGCATCGCCGAGAAGAAATCGAAGCTGGGCGACAAGCCGCGCGCCGATGACCTCGAACTCGGCCTGCATGTCGCCGAGTGGAAGTATTACGACCTCACCGGCACCATCATTGCCGGCGTGAAGCGGTTCGAGCCGGACGGCACGCCTGCCAGCAAAACTTATCGCCCCTACTGCTTCAAGACTGTCGACGGCCAGCCCAAGTGGATGATGGGCGCCCCGCAGTTGCGACCGCTTTACCGCCTTCCAGAAATTGCCTTGGCGCAGACGGTTGTGCTTGTAGAGGGCGAGAAGTGCGCGCAGGTGTTGGCCGACCTCGGGATTGACGCCACCACCGCCATGCAGGGCGCGGAGGCGCCGATTGATCGCACCGATTGGTCGCCGCTTACTGGCAAGACCGTGATCATCTGGCCGGACAACGACGCGCCCGGCTTGTCCTACGCGCGCCGGGTGTCCGAGCGTCTGGCCGCCATTGGCTGCACTGTCCTCGGCGTCAACATTCCAGCCGATGTGCCCGAGAAGTGGGACGCCGCCGATTGCGTTGCGGAAGGGCGAGACCCGCGAGAGATCATCGCAACGGCTGGCCCGGTCGACGTCCGTCCGGAGCGCGGCATGCGTCTCTACACGCTTGACGAGCTCGCCGAGCGGCCGACACCTGAATGGCTTATCGACGGCATGCTGACAGAGGGCGGGCTCGCGCTGCTGTGGGCGCCGCCGGACAGCTACAAGACGTTTTTCGCGATCGACATGGCGATGAGCGTGGCGACCGGGACCAGCTTCCACGGTCGGGCCACGAAGCCGGGCCTAGTGATCTACGTGGCCGCAGAGGACGACGCTGGCGTGGCTTTCCGCATGGCGGGCTGGCGCGCTACTCGTGGCAAGGACTTGCCGACCCCGCACGTGCGCATCCAGGCCGATGGCATGACCCTTGTGAGCGAGGACACGCAGAAGTTCATCGAGGCCGTCCTGGCGCTTCCGGAGCGCCCCAAACTGATCGTCATTGACACGGTCGCCCGCACCTTCGGTGCCGGGAACGAGAACCAGACGCAGGACATGAACGCTTATGTGAAGGCGGCCGACGACATTGGCCGAGCCACTGGTGCGCTTGTCCTGATCGTCCACCATTCTGGTCTCAACAGCGACCGCGAGCGCGGCAACACGGCGCTTCGTGGGGCTTGCAACACCATCATTTCCATCGCCCGGGAGGGCGACACGCTCACGCTCATAAACCAGGCACCCAAGGGAAAGCAGAAGAACGCTCAGCCATTCAGCGACATCCACATGCGCATGCAGCAAGTCCATTTCACACACCGCGGCGAAGACGTCACGACGCTCGTTCCAATGCTCGACGATACCCCGACGCAGAAGCCATCCAAGCCCGCAGAGGCGAAGCTTGGAAAGAACGAAAAGGCCGTTCTCGATGCGCTGACAGAGGTCGGCGATGAGATCGGATTCACCCGCTTGAAGCTCATGACGAGCATGAATCCAGCTTCTCTGATGAGGGCGCTGGACAGCCTCTGCGAGCGTGATCTGGCTCGCCGGGCTGACGATGGAGACGGCCCTAACAAGCTATGGAAGGCAGTGATTTGTTCTTAGTTCGTACTGGTTCGAACTAGTTCGCGAACTAGCGGTGCGTTTGGTTCGTCAGTTCAGGTTCGCTGGGGGTTTACCCCGTAAGGGGTACCCCCGAACCGAACTAGACCAAGCACCCGAACCAAGCGAGGCGCAAACGTGGCGAGGTTGGAGATGATGTTTCGATGGTTGCACGACGGGCAGGAATACCGATGCGTCGGCCTTGAGCCGTTCACCAGGCGCGACGGGAGTGCTGTTCGGCTGTTCGCTTGGCGGTCCGAATGCCCAACGTGCGGCAAGCCGTTCGAATGCCGCACCATCGAGGGCGCCAAGTTCACTCCGACGCGACGCTGCGACGAATGCAAGCGACCCGGCCTGACTGTGCGCCGCGAGCGCAAGCAGAGGGAGTTCGCTTGATGCCACGATCCCGGAAGTCAGGACTTCGCGAGCCGAACGGGCGTCCGTCCCGTTCCGATCGCGTCCAATACTGGCAGCGCCAGCGCGACGTGCTTGAGCGCAAGCAGCACGACCCGAAGCTCGAAACGCCTCTCGGGCTGTACTTCCTCGCTCACGAGATCACGACCCAGGAGCACGAAGCCGGCCAGTGGTTCGCTGAGCTTCGCGCTTCTGCTGACGCGGCGCTTTCTTTGCCCGGGCGCCATTGCAGGGCGCAGGACATGAACAGCCTCGGCGGCCAGTCCAACTCGCAGGAAACGCCCGAGACGCAGAAGGCCAAGCGCCGGGCAATTGAGCAATACGACAAGGTCATCGCTTTCGTCGGCCGCTCGCGCCAATTGGCCGCCCTTGAGCACGTCATCGTCCAAGAGCGCCGGCACGACACCTACGAGCAATGGCTCGACCTCGTGCAAGGGCTTCGCCTGCTTGTGGCTTATCGGATGGGCCGGAGGCTGGCGGCTTGACAGTTTCTGACGAATCTGACATGCATTTCTAATCAAGCGCATTGCGCCTCGCAGAACATGCGGGGCGTTTTGCGTTTCAGGGCCAGACCATGACCCGTCGAGATCAGCGCAGCGCCGAAGCGGAAGCATGGCGAGCTTGGTACTCGCTCAGTAGGTGGCAACGCCTTCGCGCCTCGCACCTTCGCTCCGAGCCTCTGTGCCGATCCTGCAAGGCCAAGGGCCGCATCACCCTCGCCACAGTCTGCGACCACGTCACGCCTCACAAGGGCGACCCAAACCGCTTCTGGCACGGTCCTTTCCAATCACTCTGCACCGAGTGCCACAATCGCACGAAGCAGCGAGAGGAACGCCGAGGCCACCACGACGAGGTCGATTCCTCGGGCTGGCCGACCGACCCTCGGCACAGATCGAACCGCCATCGGGCCGAGTGACCGAGGTGTGGCAAAGGGGCCACGATCTTATAGGGTACAATTCGCCGACCTGGTGACCCCCGGGGGGCTTCGATCTTCCGGCGGAAAAAGTTCCACACCGGCGCCCAAACTCAACGCAAATCGCCGCTAAATTAACGGATTTTCGGGGGTTTTACGGTGGCCGCAGGAAAACGGGGGCGTCCGAAGAAGCTGGCCGAGCTCGAGCGGCTCGACGGCAACCCGACGAAACGACCGATCATCGACCCTGAAGTCGTCGGGCTCGGCGAGCCTTTCGTCCCACCACACCTGCACGAAGACGCCCAGGCGTGCATCGAGCACATCAAACGTTCGATGCCGCCGCGGGTCTACTCCGCGCTCGACAGCTACGCGCTCGCGGCGTTCGCCACGGCATGGGCCTGGCACAAGCACGCCGCGCACGTCATGAGCGATCCGGAGTTCATGCCGATCGATGTCGACGACAGGGGCGTTCAGAGGCCGTCACCATGGTTTCGCGTCCTGAACAGCCAATCCGCGGAACTGCGGTCATGGGGCGACAGGCTCGGGCTCAACCCGGCCGCCCGCGCAAGCCTCAAGCTGCCCGGCCAGGACGAGCCGAAAAGCAAATTCGCCGACCTGGTCGCGCTGACCGGGTCATCGCGTTCGTTGAGTGCCTGACGACGCCGAGCGGCGAGGGGGCCGGCGGCCCGTTCAAGCTGCGTGAGTGGCAGAAGCGGTTTATCCGGGACGTCTACGAGCCGCACGGCGCGGACGGACGCCGCATGGTGCGCCGCGCAGTGCTCTCGATCGGGCGCAAGAACGGCAAGACCGCGCTGATCGCGGCCCTCGTGCTGGCGCACCTGGTCGGTCCCGAGGCGATCGAGAACGGTGAAATCTACAGCGCGGCGAACGACCGCGAGCAGGCGGCGCAGGTGTTCAAGGTCGCGGCGCAGATGGTGCGCGCGGATCCCGAGCTGTCGCGGTTCGTGAAGGTCGTCGACAGCACGAAGCACATCGCCTGCTACGGCAACGGGTCGTTCTACAAGGCTATATCGGCTGAGGCGGGCACGAAGCACGGCCTCAACCCGTCGTTCGTGATCTTCGACGAGCTCGCGCAGGCGAAGAGCCCGGAACTCTACGACGTGCTCGACACGTCGATGGGCGCGCGGGCCGAGCCGCTGTTCGTGACGATCTCGACGCAGTCGAACGACCCCGAGCACATTCTGTCGAAGCTGATCGACGACGGGCTGCACTCGGGCGATCCTCGCATCGTCGTCCACCTCTACGCGGTGCCCGAGGACGTCGAGGACATCTTCAACCCGAAGGTCTGGAAACTTGCGAATCCGGCGCTCGGCGACTTCCGGTCGCTGGACGACCTCAAGGCGACCGCCGACAAGGCGCGGCGAATGCCGGCAGACGAGCCGAAGTTCCGCAACCTCTATTTGAATCAGCGCGTGGCGCCGGTTTCATCGTTGATCTCGCGGGCCGAATGGGTCGCGTGTGCCGGCGATCCGGAGTTCGAAGACGGCCAAGGCGTCTATCTGGCGCTCGATCTGTCGTCCACGACCGACCTGACGGCGCTCGTGATGGTCGGGGAGGGCAAGGCTACGCCGGTCAAGGCGTGGTTCTGGAAGCCGGAAGACTTGATCCTCGAGCATTCGGCCCGGGACTTCGGGTCTGGCTCGCGGCGATACGCCGAATGGCGCGACGCCGGATGGCTTGAGACGACAGCCGGCCGCTCGATCGACCACATGGCAGTCGCGACGCGCATCGCGGAGCTTTGCCAGCGGTTTTCGGTGCGCGGTCTGGCTTACGACCGGTGGCGCATCAACGATCTGCTGCGGCAGTTCGACGGCGTCGGGCTAGACGCACACGCCGAGGAAGAGCGCGGCGACGGGCTGCGCCTGGTGCCATGGGGGCAGGGCTTCCGCGACATGGCTCCGGCGATCGACGCGCTGGAAATGGCCGTGCTCGAGCGCGAGCTGGTGCATCCGGCCTCGCCGGTCCTGACCTGGAACGTGGCGAACGCCGTTGCGGTCACTGACCCGGCCGGCAACCGGAAACTCGACAAGGGCAAGGCCCGGTTCCGCATCGACGGCGCGGTGGCGCTGGCAATGGCGCTCGGGCTCAAGGCAAGGGACCGCCAGGAGCCGACAGGGCCGTCGTTCTGGGAAGTCCTGCAGCCCGGCAAGGCATAAGGCGGCACCATGGCAGGCTTTCTCGCGCGCGTTGCCGGGCTTTTTCGAGACGAGCGCAAAGCGGGCTCGATCATCGACAGCATCCCCGAGTTCCTTCGCTATGGGGGCTCGAAAAGCGGCGTCTCGGTCTCGTGGCGCAACGCGCTTGAGGTCTCGACGGTGCTCGCGGCGACGCGGGTGATTTCGAACGGCATCGCGCAGGTGCCGATCCAGTTCCTCGGCGTCGATGCGGCCGGCAACCGCACGCCGATCCTCTCGCATCCGGTGCTCGACGTCCTCGCGCGCCGGCCGAACCGCTGGCAGACGTCGTTCCAGTTCCGGCAGACGCTCATGGCGCACCTGCTGCTGACCGGAAACGCCTTCGTATTCGTGAACCGCGTCGGCCCCGAGCGCCGGATATCGGAATTGGTGCCGATCGCGCCGGGCCGGGTGACGGTCTACCGCGGCACGGACGGAACGCTCGAATACGTCGTGACGGCCGAGGCTCCGGAGCAGTCGGGCCTTGGCGCGGCGGCGCCGGAACTGACTACGGGAGCGCAGCGCAGGTTCCCCGCCGAGGCAATCTGGCACCTTCGCGGGCTGTCGTGGAACTCGTGGATGGGGCTTGAGATCGTCAAGCTGGCGCGCGAGGCCATCGGGCTCGCGATTGCCACCGAGGCGACCCATTCGAAGCTGCACGCCAACGGCGCGAAGCCTGGCGGCCTCTACTCGGTCGAGGGCAAGCTGAACGCCGAGCAATACAAGCAGATTTCGGCCTGGCTGGACGCCTCGACGAACGGCGACAACGCATGGCGGCCGCTGGTGCTCGACAACGGCGCGAAGTGGACGCCGTTGCAGTCCAAGGGCGTCGACACGGAACACCTCGACACGCGGAAATTCCAGATCGAGGAAGTCTGCCGCGCGCTGGGCGTGATCCCGCTGATGGTCGGGGCCTCGGACAAGACGGCGACCTACGCCTCGTCCGAGCAGATGTTCATTGCGCACGTCGTCCACACTCTCAGCCCGTGGGCGAGGAACTTCGAGGAAAGCGCGCAGGCGGCGCTGCTCGGCGAAGACGAGCGCATCGACATCGAGCTCAACTTCAACGCGCTCATGCGCGGGGCCGCGAAGGACCGCGGCGACTACAACGCTAAAGCTCTCGGCTCGGGTGGTGCGCCCGGCTGGATGACGCCGAACGAGGTGCGGCGAGCCGAGGGCCTGCCGCCGATCGCCGGGGGCGACGAACTGCCGAAGCCGCCGGGGACTGCGCCAGCGGCACCGTCTTCCGACGCGGTTGACGACGACGCGGCCGAAGATGACGCGGCCGACGGAGAACAGGACACATGACCATCGAACGCCGCATCAACCCCGTCGCGGAGATCAAGTTCGCGACGGACGGCGAAGCCATGACCTTCTCGGGCTACGCCAGCGTCTTCGACGGCATCGATTCCTATGGCGACCGCATCCGCAAGGGCGCATATCGCGAGACGCTCGCCGAGCACCGCGCTGCCGGCCGGCTCCCGCCGATGCTGTCGCAGCACGGATCGTTCGTCGGCGGCGACGCCAACATGCCGATCGGCGTGTGGAAGTCGATGGAGGAAGACGATCGCGGGCTGTACGTACAAGGCGAGCTGGCCCCGACGCCGCGCGGCAAAGAGGCTCACACGCTGCTGAAAATGGGCGCGCTGTCCGGCCTCTCCATTGGGTTCGTTCCGGTCGCGTGGGAAAGCCGCGCGAAGCCGGAAGACCCGCGCCGGACGCTGACCAAGATCAGCCTGGTCGAGGTAAGCCTGGTGACCACGCCGGCCGATCCGAAGGCCCGCGTGACCTCGGTCAAGGCGGCAATCGAGATGACAATTCGCGAGTTCGAAGAGGCGCTGGAACGCGGGACGCTTCCACCCCTCACGGCTCGGGATGCCAAGGCCCTGCTGGCTGCGGGCTTCAAGGCGATGACCTCCGCGCGGGATGCCGGGGACGAGAAGTCAGCCACTCACGGCGACCTGGCGGAGATCCTCCGCCGCAACGTCGCCATCCTCAAATCCCGATAAGGAGTTTCCCATGTCGGAAGAAATCAAGAGCCTCCTTGAGGCTCAGGGCAAGGCATTCGAAGAGTTCAAGTCGGCGAATGACGCCATGCAGGCCGAGATCAAGAAGCTCGGCGCGGCTGACGCGATCACCGTCGACAAGGTCGAGAAGCTGTCGAAGGCTCTCGACGAGCAGGGCGACCGCCTCAAGGCTGCTCAGAAGCACGCCGAAGAGGTCGAGGCCAAGATGAACCGTTCCGGCCTCGGCCACAACGGCGGCCCGGCCATGGAGGCCGAGCAGAAGGCGGCGGCGTCCTTCGGCCGCCAGGTCGGCCAGGACATGAGCGTCGAGGACTTCCGCGACTACAAGCGCGGCTTCGACACCTATCTGCGCAAGGGCGACGCCACGCCGGCCGCCGAGCGCAAGGCCCTGTCGGTCGGCTCCGATCCGGATGGCGGCTACCTGGTCACGCCGGACACCTCCGGCCGCATCATCGCGAAGCTCTACGAGACCTCGCCGATGCGCCAGCTCGCCAACGTCGTGACGATCGGCACCGACACTTACGAGGGCCTGATCGACAACGGCGAGGCTTCGGCCGGCTGGGTCGGCGAGACCGCAACCCGCACCGAGACCACCACGCCGCAGCTCGGCAAGTGGTTGATCCCGGTCGCTGAGATGTACGCCATGCCGTCGGCCACCCAGAAGGTGCTCGACGACGCGGTGCTCGATCTCGAATCGTGGCTTGCGATGAAGGTCGCCGACAAGTTCGCCCGCGTCGAGAACGCTGCGTTCGTGAGCGGTGACGGCGTTGCCAAGCCGCGCGGCCTGCTCACCTACACGATGTCGACCACGGCCGACGCGACGCGGCCCTGGGGCGCGTTCCAGTACATCTTCACCGGCACGTCCGGCGGCTTCGGCACCACGACGAACGGCACCGACAAGCTGCTCGACGTGATCTACAGCCTCAAGAGCGGCCACCGCAACAACGCCCGCTGGTTCATGAACCGCGGCACGGTCGGCGCGGTGCGCAAGATCAAGGACGGCCAGGGCAACTACGCCTGGCAGCCTTCTACGCAGATCGGCCAGCCGGCCACGCTGCTCGGCTTCCCCGTCGCGGAGGGCGAGGACATGCCGGCGATCGGGGCCGACAGCTTCTCGATCGCCTTCGGCGACTTCGCCGAGACCTACCAGATCGTCGACCGCGTCGGGATCTCGGTCCTGCGCGATCCCTACACCTCGAAGGGCTCGGTCCTGTTCTACTCGCGCAAGCGGGTCGGCGGCGGCGCGATCCACTTCGAGGCGCTGAAGTTCCTGAAATTCGGTACGTCCTGAGGACTAAGGGCGGGCTTCGGCCCGCCCTCGCTCCGCGGCATCCCCACTCACGCGCAGCATAGGAGACCCTCAGATGCGCGATCTCATGAACAACGTCCACGTCGTCAACGCCATCCCTCCGGTGGCGGCGCGCACGGACAACACCGCCATCGTGTCGTCGATCATCGACGTTCGCGACTACGATTCCGCCATGTTCGCGATCTCGATCGGCACGAACACGGACACGAACGCCACCTTTGCGGTGCTGCTCGAGGAAAGCGATGCCTCGAACATGTCGGGCGCCGTGGCCGTCGCCGATGCGGACCTGAACGGCACGGAAGTGCTGGCCGGCTTCGACTTCGCCGACGACACTGAGACCCGCAAGCTCGGCTACCGCGGCGCGAAGCGGTACATCCGCCTCACGATCACGCCCTCGGGCAACGACGCCGGCAACATCTTCCTTGCCGCGGTCGCGATCCTCGGCAACCCGCTGTTCGCGCCGACGCCGAACCCGCCGCAGTGACCTGACGGCTGAACCGTCATGAACCTTCGCCAAATCACCGCACCGACCATCCGGCCGGTGACGCTGGAAGAGGCGAAAGCCCAACTGCGCGTCGAGTCCACGGATTTCGACGCGCAGATTTCCCGGTTGATCGACACCGCCGTCTCGTGGCTGGCGGCGCCGGACGGTTGGCTTAACCGGTCGATGTGCCGGCAGACGCTTGAACTGACAATCGCGGCATGGCCGAACGCGGATGGCGTCCACCTGCCCGGCGGCCCGGTCGCGTCGGTCGTCTCGGTCAAGTATTTTGACGGCGCGAACGTCGAGCAGACCGTGTCGTCGGGCGACTACTTCCTAGACCGCGACCGACTGTTGATGCTGCCCGGCTTTACGAAGCCGATCGTGATGGCGCGGCCCGCTCCGATCGCAATTCGCTATCTGGCCGGCGCGGAGACCGCAGCCGAGGTGCCGGAGGCGATGAAGCACGCCGTCCTGGTCCTCGTGACCCGCCTTTTCGAACACCGCGGCGACATGGTCGTCGGAACGCTGCGCGAAGACCCGCAGCTTGAGGCCATCCTTTCCCCCTTCCGAAACTGGATCATCTGAGGACCGCGCCATGCCGCTCACCGCAAGGATTTCCGCTCAGATCGACGCGACCGAAACCGCGGCGATCGACTTCGGCACGAAGACGTCCAAGATCCAGGCCGCGCTTGCCATCGCGCTCGCCAGCGGCACGGGCGCCGGGCAGGCCGACATGATCTTCTCGGACGAGCGCACACTGGCAGCGTCCGCAACCGAAAACCTCGACCTCGCGGGCTCGCTCGCCGGGGCCTTTGGCGCCACGCTGACCTTCGCCAAGGTGAAGGCCATCATGGTCATCGCCGATGCCGGCAACACGAACGACGTGGTGATCGGCGGCGCGGCGTCGAATGCTTTCGTGGGTCCGTTCGGTGCGAACACCCACACGGTCGCGGTCGAACCCGGCGGCGTTTTCCTGATCGCGCATTCGGGCACCGGTTGGACGGTCACGGCCGCCACGGGCGACCTTCTCAAGATGACCAACTCTGCCGGCACGACTGGCGTCACCTACAAGATCGTCATCATCGGCACCTCCGTCTGAGGCTGATGGCTGTCTGGTACGCCTTTGATCGGGCGTTCGACTTCCCGGTCAAGCGTGGCGTCGAGGTGGCCTATCTGGCTGGAATGGTCCTGCTGATCCCGGAGACGCACGCCGACGCGGCGGACGCGGCCGGGGTCGGTCGCCGCACGAAGCGGCCGGAGACGCGACATGCGCACAAACGCAGGCGGAATGCGTGATCGCCTCCGCTTCGAGAGCCGCGCGGTCGCCGATGACGGCTACGGAAACCCGGTCGCGGGCGACTGGACGCATCGCTTCACCAGGTCGGCCGATGTGCGGCCGGCGCGCGGCGGCGAGGAAGTCCTGGCGGCCAAGCTGCAAGGCGTCCAGCCGGTGCGGATCATCGTCTACTCGGACAGCGAGACGCGCACGGTGACGCCGGAGTGGCGGGCCGTCGATAGCCGTTCGGGCCTCGTCTATGCCATCCGCGCGGTGGCCGACGAGGAACGCCGCGGCCAGTTCCTCACGCTCGACGCCATCGCAGGCGCGGCGCCGTGAGCGACCCCGGCCTTGCCATTCAGGCCGCGCTGATCGGCACGCTTCGCGCCACAGGTGCGGTGACGGCGCTGGTCTCGACGCGGGTCTATGACATCCCTCCGGCTCTGCAGCCGGGCGCCATGCCGACGTTCCCCTACGTCACCATCGGCGAGGCGCAGTCGATCACGGAGCGCGCGGACTGCCTCGACGGCACCGAGCATTTCGTTGACCTGCACGCATGGTCCCGCGCGCCCGGCTTCGTCGAGGTGAAGCGGATCGCAGGCGCGATGCGGGCGGCGCTCCACGAGGCAGAAATCGAGGTTGCCGGCTACCGGCTGATCGACCTCGCAGTGCAGGACGTCCGCTATCTCCGCGATCCGGACGGCCTGACCTCTCACGCCGTGTTGCAGTTCCGCGTCCTCGTCGATGCAATCGACTAACCCCTGAACCGGAGGCCCGACGATGGCTCGCCCGACCACCTACTCTGCGAAGAAGCTGCTGATCCTTCTCGGCGACGGCGGCACGCCCGAGGTCTTCGCCGCGCCGTGCGGCCTCACGACCCGCGGGATCGAGTTCAGCAAGGAGACGAATGACGTCACCGTGCCGGACTGCGATGACCCCGACCTGCCGGCATGGTCCGAGCGTTCGGTGCGGACGCTGTCGGCCAGCGTATCGGGCTCGGGCATCCTCGCGGCCGAGGCGTTCGCGACGTGGCGCGCGGCGTTCCTCAACACCGACCCGACGAACGCCCGCATCAAGATCGACGACATCCTCGCCAACGGCGGCGGCTACTTCTCCGGCCGGTTCCACCTTTCCGGGTTCTCCATCACGGGCGAGATCGGCGACAAGATCCAGGTCGAAATCACGATGGAATCCGATGGCGAGGTCACCTGGGTGGATGCGGCCTCCTGATGTCGTCCAACGCCTCGATCACCCTAGCATGGGCGGACGGAGACTATCTGTTCCGCCTCCCCATCGGCCAGCTCCGCGAGTTGCAGGAGAAGTGCGGCGCGGGGCCGATGGTCATCTACCAGCGGCTCCACTCCGGCGAGTGGCGGGTCGACGATGTCCGCGAGACGCTCCGGCTCGGCCTTATTGGCGGCGGCATGAAGCCGGTCGAGGCGTTGGTGCTGGTCAAGCGGTATGTCGACGAGCGGCCATGGGCCGAGAACGTGCTGCCGGCCACCGCCGTCATCCTCGCTGCTGTCATGGGCGTGCCGGACGACAAGGTGGGAAAACCCGAAGCGGAGACGACCACGACGGAGGCGACGGACGCCTCGTCTTCTCCGCGCTCTACGGTGCGGGGGCGGTCCTCGGCTGGACAGCCCGCCAGGTCGACGAACTGAGCCTCTGGGAACTGGCGGCGGCGATCGACGGCCTGAACAGGTCGCAGGGCGCCGAGCAGCCGGTCGAGACCATGAGCGATAGCGAGTTCGCCGACATGCTGGATCGAAACGCGAACTGGATGGCGAGCGTTCACTGATGGCTGAGACCGCTGCATTCAAACGCCGGCTTGCGCGCATTCCCGCGCGGGTGCGAGCGGAGGTCATGCAGCACATGGCAGACGCGGCCGAAGAGGTCGCCGGCATCATGCGCCGGGTCGGCCCGGGCGACCGGACGTTCGTGCTCGAGCGGTCGATCCGCGTCGAGCCGGAGCCGGGGCAGTTGCGCGTCAGGATCAAGGCTGGCGGCAAGGATACCCGCAAGGCCGTCCGGTCCGGGGCCAGCGTTCTCTACGATTACGCGCTGGCGCAGGAGTTCGGGACGGAGAACATGCCGGCGAGCCCGTTCTTTTATCCCGTGTGGCGGCTTCGTCGCCGCGCGGTCCGCAGCAAGATCCAGCGCGCGATCCGCAAGTCCGTGATCAGCGAAGCAAACCGGCAGGGCCTCGGCAATGGCTGACGACGGAGCAAAACTCGTCGTCTCCATGGAGGCGAAGCTGCGCACGTTCGAGCGTCAGTTGCAGCGCGCGGGCGTGATCGCGGACCAGAGCGCGAAGAACATCGAGAAGCGGCTGTCCAACATCAACCCGGGCGCCGACGCGCTGGTGGCCGGGTTCAAGCGCATTGGGGCGGCGGCCGCGGCGGCGTTCTCCATCGACCAGGTCCGGCAGGCGATCGACGCTTACACGCGGGTCCAGAACGCGCTCAAGGTCGCCGGTCTTGAGGGCGACAAGCTGAAGGCTACATACGACACGCTGTTCGCCGCGTCCCAGCGCCAGGGCACGTCCATCGAGGCAACGGCGACGCTGTATGGCCGCCTCGCCGCGGCCCAGAAGGATCTGAACGTCACGCAGGGCGAGCTGCTCGAGTTCACGGAGGGCGTCGGCGTCGCGCTCCGGGTCGCCGGGACGGATGCCACCACGGCCTCGGGAGCGCTGTTGCAGCTCGGCCAGGCACTCGGCGGTGGGAAGATCCAGGCCGAGGAATACAACTCCATCCTCGACGGCGCGCGCCCCATCCTGCAGTCCGTCGCGATCGGCCTGAAGGAAGCGGGCGGGTCGGTGTCGAAGCTGACGGCGCTGGTGAAGGACGGCAAGGTTTCCAGCGAGGTGTTCTTCCGCGCCTTCCTCGCCGGCCTGCCGGAGATCAACCGACAAGCGCAGACGGCCGGCACGACGTCGTCGCAGGCGATCGAGCGGCTCAAGAACAGCCTGGTGAACCTCGTGGGCCAGCTAGATGCGGTGCTCGGCGTGTCGCCGGCGTTCGCGAGCGGCATCAGCAACATCGCCGGCACGTTCGACACGCTGGCCGTGAAGGTGTCCGGCGCGATCAAGGAATTGCAGGCGTTCAACGCGGCCGCCGGCGCTGCCGTAAAGCAGGGGCTCGAGGCGGCGAAGGTCGGGACCGCGGCGACGCAGGCGACCGCGCTGCGCGCTCAGATCGACAGCCTCAAGCGGCAGAACCCCAACGGTGTGGTGGGCGGCGACGCGCTGCGCCTGCGCGGCCTCGAGGAACAGCTTGCCCGGGCCGTCGCCGCCCAGGTGGCCCCGGCGGCGAGTGGTTCGCAGGTTGCGTCGCGCCCGGGCGGCCCGTCGCGCATCATGGGTACAACCTATCGCCCGCGGCCGCAGGTCTCGCTGGACGACGCGCCGGTGACGAACACCGGCGGTGGCGGCGGTGGCGCCCGCGGTGGCGGCGCCGTCTCCCAGAGCGAGTTCGAGCGCGAGGTCCAGCAGATCCAACGCCGGACCGCGCTGCTGCAGCAGGAAGCGACGACGGTCGGCAAGTCGGCATTCGAAGCGGACCGGGCCCGGGCGGCATACGATCTCATGGAAGCGGCGAAGCGTGCCGGTCTGTCCACCACGCCGGCGCTCACGGCGCAGATCGAGGAGCTTTCGCGGGCCTACGCGCAGTCTGAGCAGACGGTGCGGGCGGCCGAGGAAGCGCAGCGCAGCATGAACGAGCTGGCGCAGTTCGCGGGCGACAGTCTCTCCGGCTTCTTCTCGGACATCGTCTCGGGCGGTGAGAACGCCGAGAAGGCGCTCATGAACCTCACCAAGAGGTTGGCGGACGCGGCGTTGCAGGCGGCGCTGCTGGGCGACGGGCCTCTGGCCGGTCTGTTTGGCGGCGGCAAGGCGGCCGGCGGTGGTGTCGGCGGGCTGATCGGCGGGCTTCTCAAGTTCATCCCAGGCTTTGCCGGTGGCACGCGGTCGGCACCCGGCGGCCTCGCCATGGTCGGCGAGAGGGGCCCGGAGCTGGTCAACCTGCCGAAAGGCTCTCAGGTCATCCCGAACGACGTTCTGATGGGCGCGGCGGGACGCGGCGGTCAATCGGTCGTCGTCAACATTTCGGCCACGAACAACGGCGGCATGTCGCCTACCGAAATGGCGGCTTTCGGGCGCACCATCCGCGACGCGGCGATCAACGGCACTTTCGAAGCGATCCGGCGCGGGCGGTAGCGGATGGCGATCTCGTATCCCCTGACGCTCCCGGCCTTCCGGTCGCGCAACTTCACCTTCGGACTGACGCCGACCGTCGCAATCTCTGCGTCGCCGTTCACGGGGCAACAGCAGGTCTACGAGTGGCCGAACGTGACGTGGCAGGCGTCCTTCGACGTGGTCGCGTCCGGCCGGACGGAGTGGTCGCAACTGACGGCATTCATGACCTCGCTGCGCGGGCGGCTCGGGACGGTGCTGATCTATCCCTACCAGGGCGTCCGGCCGCGCGGCACGACGAACACCAGCGGCGTCACAGTGGCGACCGGCGGCGCGGCCGCGCAGGCACGAGCGCTTAACCTCTCGGGCGTCGGGGCGGCGAAGACGCTGCTGGCCGGCGACTTCCTGCAGCTCGGCACGGGCTCAACGGCTCGGCTCCACATGGTCGTGGAGAACGCCACGGCGGACGGGTCCGGCAACGCCACGGTGACCATCGAGCCGCCGCTTCGCGTGGCCTACTCGGCCGGCGCGGCGGTGACGCTCCTGAAGCCTTCCGCGCTGATGCGCTCGGCCGTCAACGAGGGAGCCTCGACGGTCGAACTCGGCGGGGTCATCACGGCCAGCTTCGCGTTCACCGAGGCGCTCTGATGCCGCGCACGCTGGATTCCGCCTTCGCGTCGGCCGTCGCTGCCGGTGAAGTCTACCCGGCCATTCTGGTCGAGGGCCTGTTCGATAGCGGCGCGCTGCGGCTCTGGTCGGGCATCGGCGATCTTTCGTGGAACTCCTACACCTGGACGGGAGCGGGCAACGTCCTGACCGTCGAGGCCATCACCGAGCGCGGTGACGTGCAGGCTCTGGGAACGTCCGTCACCCTGTCGGGCATTCCCTCGACGCTGGTCTCCCTCGCGCTGGCTGAGCCGTATCAGGGCCGCATCGTGCGAATCTATCAGGCGCTGCTCACTTCGGCCGGCGCGGTGGTCGATGATCCGGACGAGAGGTTTACAGGCCGGGCCGACGTCATGAGCATTTCGGACGACGCGCAGACGGCCATCATCACCATGAGCGTCGAAAGCCGCCTGATCGACCTGCAGCGTCCGCGCGAGCGTCGATACACGAACGAGGACCAGAAGACCCGGTCCGCGGCGGATCGCGGTTTCGAGTACGTGGCATCGATCCAGGACCAGCCGATCAAGTGGGGGACGGATTCGTGACCCGCGTCGAAGGCTGGGGCGCGCGCCTCGACGCCGTCATTCAGGCAGCCACCGAGCGGCCTTTTTCATGGGGCGAGCACGACTGCTGCACGTTCGCGGCCGACTGCGTCGATGCGGTCACCGGGACGCGGCTATGGCCGGCCGGGCTCGGCGCCTACACGACCAGCGTCGGCGCGCAGAAGGCCATGTTCGCGTGCGGGTGGCAGACGGTAGAGGACGCGCTTGATGCGGTCGTCGGACATCGCGTGCCGGTCCTGATGGCGCAGCGCGGCGACCTTGTGCTGATCCCGGCCGAAGGTTTCGCCGGGGCGGCGGTGATCGACATGACAGGGCAGTTTGCGGTTGGGGTGTCTCACGGGGGCCTGTTGCGCGTACCTGTGCTTGACGCCCTGGCTGCGTGGAGGGTCGGCTAGTGCCGCCCGTCGTCGCGGCTGTTGGCGCCGCCGCAGCCTTCATCGGCAGCTCGACGATCCTTTCGTCGGTCGTCGGCGTCGGCCTGTCGGTCGGCCTGTCGTTCGTCTCGAAGGCCCTCACTCCGAAGCCGAAGCGCAGCAGTGCGTCAGGGCAGGGCGCATCCACGCAGGTCACGGTTCGCGACCCGGTCGCGGCGCGGCGCCTGGTCTACGGCCGCGCCCGTGTCGGAGGCACGATCGTCTATATCGGGTCGACCACGAACAACGCCGACCTGCACCTCATCATCGCGCTTTGCGAAGGCCAGATCGACGGGTTTGACGGCATATACCTCGATGATCGGCTCGTGCCGCTCGACGGTAGCCTGCAGTACGAGGAAGGGTTCGCGCAGCTCTACGGCTACATCGGGGAAAACCCTCAGACCGCCTCCGCATCGGCCATCGCCAACCTTGGCGGGGCGTGGACCGAGAGCCACAAGCTGGATGGCGTCGCCTATCTCTACGTGCGGCTTGTCTGGGACAAGAACGCATGGGCGTCTGGCGTCCCCTCCGTCTCCGCGCTGGTGCGGGGTCGCAGGATCTACGACCCGCGCACGACGACGACGGCCTGGTCGGACAACCCGGCGCTGATCCTGCGTGACTTCTTGCTGCTGCCCACATCGGACGGCGGTGTCGGCGCGGTGTCCGGGGAGATCGACGAGGCGAGCTTCATCGCCGCGGCCAACATCTGCGACGAGCTGGTCACGCTGTCCGGTGGCGGAACCGAGAAGCGCTACACCGCTGGCGGGCTGATCGAGCTTGACGAAGGCTCGACGCCGCAGTCGCTGGTGCAGTCGCTGCTCTCTGCGTGCGGCGGCCGGCTGTCATTCTGGGGCGGCAAGTGGCGTCTCACGGTGGCGGCGTGGCGGTCGCCGACGTTCACGGTCACCGATGCGATCCTGCGAGGGCCTATCCGCGTCGAAACCCGCGTCAGCCGGCGCGAGCAGTTCAACGCCATCAAGGGCACGTTCCGCGATCCTGCCGACCGCTACATCGCCAAGGATTACCCGGCGATCACGTCGTCCACGTTCGAGACGGAAGACGGTGGAACCCGGGTCTACACCGACCTGCCGCTCGACTGGACGCAGTCGGCGTCCATGGCGCAGCGGCTCGCCAAGATCGAACTCTACCGCTCGCGCGAGCCCATAACTGCAGTCGTACAGTGCAATTTGTCCGCCTATCCCGTCGTCGTCGGCGATGTCGTCAACGTCACGCATGACCGCTGGGGCTGGACGAACAAGACGTTCGACGTCGTCGAGGTCAAGTGGGCCATCGGCGACGACATGGCGCCTGGGATTGACCTGACGCTGCGCGAGACGAGTTCAGCCGTCTACGACTGGTCCGCGTCCGAGGAACAGCTTCTGCAGGCGTCTCCGGCGACGTCGTTCCCGAATTGGAGCGATATCGCAGCGCCATCCTTCACCCTCGCGGCCGGTGACGACGAGCTTTTCATTGCGGGCGACGGCGTGGTGCAGTCGCGCATCAAGGTCTTGATCACACCGGTCGCGAACGCCTTCGTCGACCGGTGGGAAATTCGCTGGAAGCTGTCTTCCGAGGCGACATTCACCGACCCGATATCGATCGGGGCCGCGGGGTCGAACGTCTGGTGGATCACGCCGATCCAGGACGGTTCTCTCTACGACGTGGAGGTCCGCGCGCTCACGTCCATCGGCAGTCAGTCGTCATGGGCTGGCGTCTATGGGTTCCTCGCAATCGGCAAGACCGCGCCGCCGCCGGACATCGCGACCGTCTCGATCAGCAACGGCGTCCTGCGCTGGGAGTACCCCTCGCCGCCGGCCGATCTGGCCGGGTTCAAGGTTCGATATCACTCCGGCGTCTTCGTGTTCTGGGGATCTGGCGTCGATGCGCATTCCGGCCTTCTGAGCGACGGGTCGTTCGACGCGGCGGAACTGCTGACCGGCCAAGTCACGTTGATGGTCAAGGCCGTCGACACGTCCGGGAACGAGAGCGTCAACGCTGCGGTGGTGATCACCGACCTCGGCGATCCGATCGTCGATAACATCATCGTCGACTACGACCTGCACGCGCTGGGCTTTCCCGGCACGATCACGTCCGGGGAGGTATCCGGCGGCGACCTGGTCGGCGAATCAACGACCCTGTTCTGGTCAACGGACACCGCTCCGTTCTACCCGCCCGGGCAGCCGTTGTTCTGGCCGGCTGGCTCGTATGGCGACATTCTCTACACGTGGACCTACACGCCGGCCCTCGAGCTGGCCGACGCCACGATGTCGATCTTCTCGACGATCGTCGGGGCGCCGTGGTCGATCATGTATCGGGTCTCGGGCGATAGCCTGTTCTGGGATGGCGCCGACGAAGCGCTGTTCTGGGCAGAGGAAGGGACGACATACGAGTCCGTGCTGCTCGAGGACGACGTCACCGAGTGGCTGATGGAGGACAACTCCACGCCGGTCACCATGGAAGCACCGATCGACGGGCTGTTCTGGGGGCCGGCTGGGGACTTCCTGTCGTGGCCGGGATCGCTTTCGCCGATCCGTCGTGCCCTTTACGAGTTCCAACTGTCGGTGTCTGGCGGCGCGGCCGAGCCAGGCGTCACGCAGTTGCGCCTGGTCTTCGACGTGCCGGACATCATGGAGACGCTCGGCGACGTGGCTGTGCTGGCGGCCGGGACGCGGTTGCCGCTGACCAAGACCTTCCGCGCCATCACGGCCGTCAACCTGACCGTGCAGGCCGGGCCGAATGCGGCGGTGTCTGCCCGTATTGAAGACAAGGCGCTGATAGGCCCTCTGGTGACGGCGCGCGACGCCGCGGGGACTGCGGTCGACGCCTCCATCGACGCCATCGTGCAGGGATACTGAAATGACCGCTTTGCCGGCCCTCTCCTACATGAGCAACGCCGCCCGCACGCAGGGCGAGATGAAGACGGCGCTCGACGACATCGTCGCCTTCATGCGGGAGAGGTTCGGCGCTGGCGCGGGCTGGACGTTGATCGCGTCGGGCAGCACGGTCAATCTCGGCGGCGAGACGAGCCGGCTCAATCTCATCACCGGCACCACCACGATCACCAGCTTCGGCACCACGAACCCAGGCGACAGTGTCCTGTTCGTGGTGCGGTTTGCTGCAGCACTGACCCTGACGAACGGGTTGAACCTGATCCTGCCGACCGGCGCCAACATCACCACGGCGGCCGGCGACGTGGCGATTGTGGTTTGGGAGGGCTCGAACGTCTGGCGGGTGCTGTCCTACCAGCGGGCAGACGGATCTCCTCTTTTCGGCGCCGCTATACCGGGTGAGATCAAGGATTTCGCGTTCAACCGCGTGCCGGCTGGATGGCTGGAATGCGACGGTACGGCAATCAGCCGCTCTACCTACGCAGCCCTGTTCGCTGCGCTCGTTCGCACCGCGACTGTCACCATCACGATCGCGACGCCTGGCGTCGTGAGCTGGACGGCGCACGGGCTGCGCGCAGGAGACCCCGTCAAGTTCACCACGACCGGCGCGCTCCCGACCGGCATCACGGGCGGCACGACCTATTACGTGATCTCGACGGGCCTGACGGCCGACACGTTCCGGTTTGCGTCGGCGGCCGGCGGCTCGGCGATCAACACAAGCGGGTCGCAGTCTGGCACGCACACTGGCATCAATGCGCCTTGGGGAGACGGCAACGGATCGACGACGTTCAACTTGCCCAACTTCCAGGGCGAGTTCAGGCGCTCAAATGACAATGGGCGCGGCGTCGATACGAACCGCTCGTTCGGCTCGGCCCAGGCGGACTTGATCAAGAGCCACGATCATGACGCGGCTTCGACGGGCGGCAATATCCTGACCAATGCCGCCGGCAACCTCGCGGCCGGTGCGGCCGTCGGTGCAGACACAGGCATCACAAAGACCGGATCGACCGGCGGTGCGGAAACCCGGCCCCGGAACGTCTCCGTCCTGACCTGCATCAAGACCTGATCCAGCCCGCACTGACCGCCCGCTTCAGCCCGCTTCGGCGGGCTGTTTGATTCTGGAGACGTCGCAATGTCGCAGCTTCCCGTCCGGCGACTGAACAACGAGGCCGACATCGGGCTCGGCCCGAGCGGCGAGCTGTTCGTCAAGGGCGAAGTCCGGACGATGAACGGCCGGCCGGTGTCGTTTCCGGACGGAATCCAAGGAATCCGGGACATCAACGCGGCCGACTTCGGAGCGCGAGGAAACGGCGAAACGGACGACACTGCCGCGCTCAACGCATGGGCCGACGCCATTCGCGCCGTCGTCCCGGTCAATGCACTTTTCCGGCCCATTCGCGCCGTCATCCCGCCGGGCGTCTATCGCTGCAACGGCTCAGTCAACCTGACCGACATCAACGGGCTGCAGCACGGCATCGAGGCAACAGGCGCGGTCATTCACTCATTCGCTGCCGGCAAGGCGGCACTGGACTTCCTTGGCAGTCGCTGGCTCCGCGTCAACGGGCTGCGGGTGTACGGCGACCCCTCTGCGCCGCCCCGCGTAGGCATCCAGATCGGGCGCTACACGAACGGGATGGCGGTGGACAACAACACGTTCACTGGCCTGCACATGACGGGCCGCTACACGCTGGCAGGCTTCCTCAACTACGGGTCGGAAACCAGCCTTCTCAGCCGCGTCTATATCGACAACGCCCAGCCCGGCTCTCTCGACAGCTTCGCGGCCATCTTCGACGGGGCCAACAGGTGGACCATCGCGTCGGATTTCGTGACGGTCACGGCCAGTGTGGACACCGCGCAGACCTTCAACGACGTGTGCGTCCTGAACGGCGACTTCCGGCAGATTGCGGGCGGCTCGGCGCTGTGGATCGGTGAGGCGGCGCGGCTTCGCATGGTGTCGAGCTACGGGGCCAGCGCAGGCACGCCGGGCGTCCGCATCTACTACAAGACGGTCGGCAGTCGGAACCTCGACCTCGATCTGCACCTTGAGACGACCACGATGACCGACTGCTTCCTGTTCGAGGGGGCAAGCGTTCAGGTCTACCACGGCTTCCGCTGGAAAGAGCATGAGGTGTTCGCGTCGAATAGCTGCTTCGCGGCGGGTTCGGGCGTCACGTTCGTCAATCTGCGTGAAGCGGACATCGAGATCGGCAGCAAGGCGTCCGGTGCCACGCTGGCAAAGGTCTTTGATGACCCGACCGAGTTCATCTTCAGCGGCAACGTCCGCATGTACGCGAAGACGCTGTGGAACCAGCCGCGTCGCTCGTCTTTCGTCGGGATGTTCGACCAGTCCACGCAACTGATCAACACCGGCCTGCACCGTGTCGCGACGACCAATGCCACACCAACACGTTTGACGACGGACGGCAATGCGGCTGCGGCGGGCAACACGGACGCGCTGGAGAACAACACCGCGCGTCTGGTCGAGGGCCATGTCATCGCGTGGGAAGCGGCGACAGGCGACACGAAAACATGGTCCATCGTGGCGACGATCAAGCGCGGCGCAAATGCTGCGGCCACGACGTTGATCAGCAGCGCCGCCACGGCACTCCACGCAGACGCGGGCGCGTCCGCTTGGACGTTGGCGCTGGCGGCAGATACCACGAACGGCGCGCTGAGCATCACCGGAACGGGTGAGGCATCACACACGATCCAATGGATCGCCACCACGCGCATCACGCAAGTTTCATAACCCCCGGAACACCCATGACAGACCTGACCGCATCCCCCGCGTGGTTCGTGTGGGGGCTGGGCGAACTTGGCATCCGCGAGATCCCCGGCAAGACGAACAACGACCGCATTATGGCGTATCGGAAGATCGGCAAGACGCCGCTTTCGGGAGACGAGAGCCGCGTGCCCTGGTGCGCGATCTGGGCCAACGCAGCCCTTGAGCAGTGCGGAATTCGCGGCACGCGCTCGGCGCTGGCGCGCTCGTTCCTGGAATGGGGCCAGAAGCTCGACAAGCCGGCGCTCGGCGCGGTCGTGGTGCTGTCCTCGGCCCGCGGGACATGGTCCGGCCATGTCGGCTTCTACCGCGGCGAGACGGCCGATCAGGTCTACCTGCTGGGCGGCAATCAGGGCGACGCGGTCTCGATCGCGCCCTTCGACAAGGCCCGCATCATCGGCATCCGGTGGCCGCACCTCACCCGCGTGCCGCGCCTCGGCGCCATCAAGATCGCCGCCGGCCGCAAAGGCCCGGCCGTCAGCGACTTCTGATCCCCATCCACAGGAGCGGACGATGAACTATCTCCCAGACCGCAAGGTGCTGGCCGGCGGCATCGCCGGTCTCCTGACGTGGGGCCTGACGGTCGTCGCGGCCAAATACGGGGTTGTCCTGACCCCCGACATGCAGGCGCTGATCGTCGGTGGCGTCGGATGGGCGATGGCCTACATCGTGCCGCCGTCGCAGCACGACATCGTCAAGCGGCTCAACGACGACCTGGTCGCCATCGCCGCTGCTGATCCGAACATCCCGGTGACGCCCGGCAAGGTGCAGACCATCCTGAGCATGGGCAAATCGGCCGCGCCGGTCCTGCTGGCGTGCTTTCTGGTCCTCGGCCTATCGGCCTGCGCTTCGGTCAAGACTTCGACGCAGGACGCGCTGGCGCAGGCGGTGGCGGCCGGCGAGAACCTGACGCCGGAGCAGAAGTGGCAGATCGCCTGCCAGTCCGCCGACGCCGCGCATCTGCTCTACGGCGCGTTCCTCGCTCCCAAGCAGTCGCCGGACACCAACGCCCGCGAGGCGGCCGTGTACGCCTCCATTCAGGTCATCTGTGCCAACCGGCCGGACAACGCCGCCGCGGGCCTCGTGACGCTGCTGGCGGCCGTTGACGCCTTCAAGCGTGAGTTCGCTACGAACAAGCCCGCGAGGGCTTGAGCATGTCGCTCTTGCCGGACCCGGAAGCCAAGACCAGCATGTTCAAGTCGGACATCAGCCTCGGGAATGTGCTGACCATTGGCGCGATGACGGTCGCGCTCGCAATGGGATGGCAGGCGCTATCAAGCGCCGTCTCTGAGATGGATCGCAAGATCGTCCGGGTCGAGCAGAAGGCCGACAAGATCGAGGGCGACGCCGAGCGGCTGCGCGACAAGGTCGAAAGCCGCGAACTCGCCACGCAGCGCGCCGTCACCGAGATCCAAGCCGATCTTCGCTATGTGCGCCAGTCCCTCGACTACCTCGTCCGCGCCAACGGCGGCGGCCGGGTGCAGCCGCAGTAAGGGGGCACCATGCCCGGCGAAAAGAACCTGGCCGTCTGGAAGGGCAACACCTTCGCGACGACGTTCCGCTTCAAGGTCGACGCGGACACCGCGCTTGACTTGACCGGCTCGACGCTCGTCTTTCGCGCAATCTGGGCGGGCGGCGAGATCCGAAAGACCGGGCCGTCGTCTGATATCGCAGTGCCGACCCCGGCCAACGGCGAAGCGACGTTGAACCTCTCCGTTGCCGACACGCGGCTGATCCCGTCCGGAGCAATTGCCAAGTACGAGATTGAGCGGCGCATCAGCGGCGCGCAGACGACGCTGCTTTACGGGACGCTCGTCGCCTCGGAATGGGTGAACGACGATGTCTGAGGTCGTCGAAGTCCTCGTCCCGTCGCCAGTCTCGGTCGTCGAGGTTCTGATCCCCGGGCCGCAGGGTCCGGGCGGCAGCGGCTCGGCGTTCACCTTCACGCAAGCGTCGGCCGCCACGACCTGGACCATCAACCACAACCTCGGCGTGCGCCCGGTCGTCACCGTCCTGTCGGTTGGCGGTATGGAGGTCGAGGCCGAGGTCACGCACACCTCGATCAACCAGACCGTCGTCAACTTCGTCACCGCAACCGCCGGCACCGCGCGGCTCGTCTAAGGATCGCCCGACATGGCAAAAGCAGTCCTCTCGGACCTCGACTTCAACAGCGTCGCGCGCATCCTCAACCTGCCGGACCCGTCTGCCGCGCAGCACCCGGCGACGAAGGCTTATGTCGACAGCGCCGTCGAGGGGCTGGCGTGGAAGGACAGCGCGCGCGTCGCCACGCAGGGCAACCTCTCGATCGCCTCGCCCGGCGCGACGATCGACGGCATCACCATGGCGACGAACGACCGCGTGCTCGTGCGCGCGCAGTCTTCGCAGCCGGAAAACGGCGTCTACATCTGGAACGGCGCCGCGACGCCGATGACCCGCGCGCCGGACGCCAGCACGGCGGCCGAACTCGAGCAAGCCGTGGTCACGGTCGAGGAAGGAACCAGCGTCGGCGCCACGTTCCGGCAGACAACGGTCAACTTCACCCTCGGCTCCGGAAACGTCGTCTGGCAGTCGTTCGGCACGTCCGCGCCGGCCGCCTCGGAGACGACGGCCGGCATCGCAGAGATCGCCACGCAGGCCGAGACGGACACGGGCACGGACGACGCGCGCATTGTCACGCCGCTCAAGCTCGCCACCTACTCGGGCCGCAAGCTGAAGTTCTCGGCCGACTTCGGCGACGGCTCGGCGACGCAGTACACGATCACCCACAACTTCAACACGCGGGACGTGCACGTCGAGGTCTACCGGACCTCCGGCAACTACGACACGGTCCTGTGCGACGTGGATCGGACCTCGGTCAACGCCGTGCGCCTGACCTTCGCGGCTGCGCCGACGACGAACCAGTTCCGCTGCGTCGTGATCGGTTGAGGTTGAGACATGGCTGACGACGTCGCAATCACTGCCGGCACCGGCACGAACATCGCCACCGACGATATCGGTGGCCGGCACTTCCAGCGCGTCAAGGTCACGTTCGGCGCGGACGGAACGGCAAACGACGTCGCGTCTGGCAACCCGCTTCCGGTTACCGGCACGGTCGAGATCACCAACGACGCCGGATCGCCGATTGGCGTGTCTGCGTCGTCTCTTCCACTGCCGACCGACGCCGCATCGGAAACGACGCTTGCGAGCTTAGACGCCAAGACGCCTGCGCTCGTCAGCACGGTTCCGTTCAACAACTCGTCTGCGCCGCCGACCCGCATCGTCGGGCAGGACATCTGGAATTGCTCGTTCGCGCAGTCTGGATCGTCGGTGCTGTCTGTTGACTTCACGACGCCCACCGTCGGAACGGGCGTCACGTACAACCAGACCTCCGGCAACCTGAACATCCTGACCGGCACGACGACCAACGCGGAGTTCCTGACCCGCTCGGTGCAGTCGTGGCGCGGCTCGCTGCGGATGCGGTTCTCGCTCGTCGCGAGCCAACGCATTGCCAACCAGAACTTGCAGATCGTCCTTGCCGACCTGATCGGCTCGGCGCTTTCCTACAACATCGTATCGACCACGGTTGTCGATGTGACGTTGACGGCGCACGGCTACACGGACCAGAACGTCGGCCAGTTCATGCAGATGGGCGGCATTACGGGCGCGGCGGGTGTGCCGGGTCGCTATGCCATCGCATCGATCCCCAACGCCAACACGATCCGTTTCACGGTGGCGGGCTGGCCTGCGAGCGGCACCGGCACGCTGACGCTGTTCGGCTGGAACTACGTCCGCAACCTCATCACCGGCACGACGGCCACGAACGTCGCGTGGGACGGCCAGCGGCGCGGTTGGGCCACGGGCGATACGACGGCGACGATCAACACCACGGCTTCGCCTGGATCGATCATTCAGAACGACCTGAATGGTCGCGATGCGTTCCTGATGGATCAGCTTCGCATTACGTCCACGACGCCGACGTTCACGACGAGGGCGAGCCGCTACGAGAACCTTCCCGACGACGACGTGGTGCTTTACGTCTTCATTTGGTCCTACAACGGCACGGTTGCTCCGGCTTCCACCACGACGTGGACGCTCGGCTTCATCTCGGTTGAGAAGTTCGCCAACGTTCCCGTGTACCTTCAGGGGTCGCGGGCCAACGGCGCGGCTAACCCGATCTCGGTGACGTTCCCGGCAGCACAGGCTGTCAGCGGCACCGTCACGGCCAACATCGGCACGGGCAGCATCGCAGCCGGGACCAACGCCGTTGGCGACGTGGGCATTCAATACAGGGCCACCGCGACCGGCGCGGCATCCTTCGTCTCGGTCATGTCGCCGGCTACGCCTGCCGCGACAGTCTGCAAGGCCGGCGCGGGGCGGTTGCTCGGGGTCCAGTTGCAGAACAGCGCGGCTGCGATCCGGTCGGTCAAGTTCTGGAACACAGCGCAGGGATCGGTCACGCTCGGGACAACCGCGGCGGTCTTCGAGGTGGACATCCCCGCCGGCGAGCGAGTGGATTTCAACCTGCCGGGCGGCATCGGGTTTGCGACCGCCATAACCTATGCGGTCACAGGGGCGAAGGGGCTAACGGACAACACCGGAACCCTCGGCGTCAACGACGTTTCCGGCGCTCTGTTCTTCGCCTGATCCATGTTGCTCCTTTTCTCCGGGGCGGCGGCCGCCGCGACGGAATACCTCTATATCGGCCCGTCCGCGCGCTCGACGCGATACCTCGGCGCCAAGACGGACGCGCAGATTTACCTCGGCCCGCGAGCGCTGTTCCCGCCGGAGAGCGCGTCGGCAATCCTGATGGAAGACGACGCCACCTACTGGCTGATGGAAGACAACGTCTCCCTCTGGCTGGTGGAGACCGCCGGCTCCGCGCCGGCCGACGCGATCCTGGCCGAAGACGGAGCCTCCGTCTGGACGATGGAGGACGGCACGACGCCGTGGCTCATGGAATCCACCGTGCCGCTCGACGCCCTGCTCGACCTCAATGACGAGCCCGTCCTCGACCTCGACGACGAATACATTTTGCCCCCACTGTGAGGATCTGACACATGCCGAGGACTTCCGATTTCACCGATGGCGGGGACTTCGAAGACACCGACATTGTCGGCGTCGTCGAGACGCCAGGCAGCGGCCCGGTCAAAAAGACGGTCAGCAAGCTGATCAACTATGTCGGCGTGGCTCCGATCAACTCTCAGTCGACGGCCTACACGCTGGTCCTGACAGACCGCGGCAAGGTGATCCTGCATCCCTCGGCGGACACGACGGCACGCACGTTCACGGTGCCGGCGAACAGCTCCGTGGCGTTTCCGGTGGGAACCTGCATCACCATCGTGAACCAAAACGCTGCGGGCGTCGTCACGATCGCCATCACGACCGACACGATGCGGCTGGCCGGCGCCGGTACCACCGGCTCGCGTACGCTGGCGGCGAACGGCGTGGCGACGCTGATCAAGCTCACCTCAACCGAGTGGATCATCTCCGGCGTGGGGCTCACCTGATGACCGCGCAGTTTCTCATTCGGGCGGGCGGGCTGGTGTCGGCGGGGGGCGGCGCGGCGCTGACGTGGAACCCAGCGGACAAGGGCTCGCGTATTGTTCTGTCTGCGGGAGATACGCGGGCGACATATAGCGGGCCGGCGGACTTTGCGCCTTTCAACGTTCGCGGAACAATAGGCAAAAGCACGGGAAAGTGGGTCTTTGAAATAACGACATCCACGGGAACGATGTGGTGCGGCTTTGCAAACGCATCTGCGTCCAACACCGTCTACATGGACGCAACAGGGTTTGATACCGTTTGGGTCGCAAACAATACAAACTTGTGGAGGACTAATAACGGGTCCACCACTATCGGAACGGGCGGCTCCGTTGGCCTTTTCGGGTCAAACATTACTTATGCCGTTGACTTCACCGCAGAGCTGATGTGGGTCGCAGTGGACGGCGGCAACTGGAACAATAGCGGCTCCGCAGACCCAGCGACAGCAACGGGCGGGTGGGACTTCTCGGCCACGAATGCCGGGCCATTCTTCCCGTGGTTTTCATGCAATTCGGACGCCATGTTCGCCGATATTCGCACGTCTGGCATGGCAAAGTCCATCCCCTCCGGCTTCTCGGCGTGGGCTTGATCAATGTCCGGCAACCGTATCGACACCTATCCCGTCACCGGCTCCTTCGCTCGAGCCCATCGCGCGCTCGGCAAGTTCGGCATGAACCTAGCCGACTTTGCCGCGCTTACCACGTCTAGCCGCTTTGACGGCTTTGGCAACGGCACCGGCTACACGGTCAGCAACTGGATCAGCGATGGC